TAATAACTTTCTGGAGAATCCACAGAGCTTACAAGAGATTGCTACAGGTGCCGGTAAGACACTTATGACAGCAGCTCTTAGTCAGCGTGTTGAACAGTACGGACGATCGATTGTTATTGTGCCCAACAAAAGTTTGGTAACGCAAACCGAAAAGGATTACATTAATATGAAGTTAGATGTTGGTGTGTTCTACGGTGATAGAAAAGAGTTTGGCAAGACACATACTATTTGTACGTGGCAGAGTCTAAACTCATTGTTAAAGGCAACACGCAATCAACAAGCACCTATCAGTATTAGTGAGTTTTTGGAAGATGTTGTTTGTGTTATTGTAGACGAAGTACATCAAGCAAAAGCAGACGCACTAAAGACACTGCTTACAGGACCAATGGCAAAGATTCCTCTGCGCTGGGGTCTAACAGGAACTATTCCTAAAGAGGATTTTGAATTTCAAGCACTTCATGTAAGTATTGGCCCGGTTATTCATAGAATTGCTGCTGCTGAATTACAAGACCGAGGCGTACTTGCTAACTGTCATGTTAACATTGTACAGTTACAGGATCATGCAGAACATTCTAACTATCAAGCAGAACTAAAATATCTATTAAGTGATCAGGATAGACTGACGGTTATCAGCCAGATGGTAGAGGGAATTAACGAATCGGGCAATACACTTGTACTTGTTGATCGTGTGAGTGCTGGTACAGAACTAGTAGAACGGCTAGGTGACCGTGCTGTGTTTGTAAGCGGCGCAACAAAAGCAAAAGATAGACAGGAACACTATGATGAAATCTCCGAAGCAGACAACAAAATTATTGTGGCAACATACGGGGTTGCTGCTGTTGGAATTAACATTCCTCGCATTTTTAACTTGGTTCTTGTTGAACCCGGTAAGAGCTTTGTTCGCGTAATTCAAAGTATTGGCCGCGGCATCCGCAAAGCACAAGATAAAGATCATGTGCAGATCTGGGACATTACTTCAACCTGTAAGTTTGCAAAACGGCATTTAACAAAGCGTAAAGCGTTTTATAAAGAAGCAAATTATCCGTTTACGGTTGAAAAATATGATTGGAAGTAGTATAATACCATTATGAGAATACACACATTAGAAAATAAAGCATATAATTTAGATACACTTCCGGAAGAAATCGATGATATGCGATTTGCTATTCTTGATAATAGCGATCCCAATAATCCCGATTACTTTTACATTCCGCTAATCTTTTTGGAATCGTTTACAAGTCCTGCACTTGTATTGCGCATTGGTGATAAGCAAATTAAAATGCCCTTGGATTGGCAAGTGTTAATCGGTGAAGAGGACCTGGGTGATCTAGAATCTCTTCCGCTTACAAGTTTAAATGACCGAGACTTTAAAGTATACCAGTACAACAGTCTTAAAAGTTATGCACCAACATTTTTGCCAATTGAGATTGTGGACGTCTACAATGAAGTAAGTTGGTATGCGCCTAAGTTAAAGAACGGACAATACTTAGCAGTACCATTATCGGACGGCGAAAATCCCGAGTGTGTATACTTTATTAAAGACGTTTCACGCAACTGCGAAGTGGTAGATTATAATAAAGCCTGGGGATAATATGAGTGACGACGACACAACTTATATTGACTTAACAGATCCAGATACTGGTGCCACACTAACAGTTAGCGTTCCTTACAACTACGACGATTATGATACATCTGTTACTTGGGGGACCGCAACTACTAGTTCTGGAACATATACTATATCAACTACTGGCACTGGCGGGAATTGGTGGGATGACACAAGCATAACCAATGGAACCAGTAACTATGGAAAAATATCCATACATGGTGAGAAAGGGACATGGGATCTAGAAGATAGACTTAAAACAATTGAGCGTGCTTTAAATATTCCAGAACGTGACTATGATATGGAAGCCAAGCACCCAGAACTTGCAGAGCTTTTTGAAAAGCACTTGCGCAAGGTTGAACGTGTACTCAAAAAATTGCCCAGTGTTTCTGAATATGAACGTGAAGTAGAAAAACGGCGGATGTGGGATGTATTAAAAGGACCAGACAGGAACGTCGATGGCGGCTAAACTAGATATTTTTAAAATGCTTGCAGCAATGGATCGCAAGGATTATGATTTTTATGATAATTTAAGCGATGAAGAACGAAAAGGCTTTAGTGCCTTTCTTGCGTTGAAATGGGGAGCAAGTGTTGAAGGATCCCGAGAAGTGCAGCATTATTATCTAGCAGCAACAAATCACTATTGTAATAAACATTGGTATGACATTACCAAGCATCCTAAATTACAATGGCTAGAACTTTGTGCAGCAGCACCCGGTATTGGTAAGCAAAGACATACCTGGCTTGAAATGCAGAAAAAAGATAAAAAAGCCGACGACCAAACAAAGAGGTTGGCAGAATTATTTCCTGCAGTTAAAATATCAGACATAGAAATTTTATCTAAACTTGTCACCAAACGTGAAGTTGATGAATACATTAAGCAGCACGGAACAAACTGAATCATATACTTGTAAGTATTGTGAGCGAGAGTTTAAACGCGAAAGCAGTCTCGCAGTACATGTCTGCGAACAAAAGAAACGCTATCAAGAAAAAGATGAACGCGGCGTACAAATTGGATATCAAGCATACTTAAAGTTTTTTGAATATACACAAGGATCAGCAAAATTAAAAACATTTGATGATTTTGCTGCGAGTCCATATTATCGAGCATTTGTTAAGTTTGGACGATATTGTGTAAGCATTAAAGCAATCAGTGTTCCGTTGTTCATTGAATATGTGATTAAAAACAATAAGAAACTGGATCATTGGGCTCGAGATAGTGTATATCAAGAGTATCTAATGCACACATTAGTCACAGAGCCAGCAGATCGTGCGTTGGTGCGTGCAATGGAATATTCAATTGAATGGGGCGAAGAGAACAACGCCAATCCACAAGATGTTATACGATTTAACAATGCAAATCGTGTGTGTCAACTAATTACAAAAGGCACTCTAAGTCCCTGGGTAGTATATAATTCTGCAAGCGGGATGGAATTTTTGAGCAAATTAAACGAAGAACAGCAAAAAATTATTTGGGATTACATTTATCCGGAAACATGGGAACGTATTTTTCACAAGTACGTTGCCGATCAAGAGTACGTAAAAGAAATGTTACGACAGGCAGGGTGGTAATGCGCATTCTTTGTTTAGGGAATAACACAGAAGACACGGATCTTCAAACTACACAATACGCTAATGCAAACAATAGCATTAATTACGGGTTAGTTACTCAACATACAGATTTAACAAATATCAAAGACGGCTGGTATCATACCAGTGTGTACGATATAACACCGGGCGATATTGTTAGAATATCTGAGTATTTTGACAGTGTGTTGTTCTTAGATCAACCAAAAGAATTTTGGGATCATCCGGATGCATTTTTTAATACAATAAAATTAGCTAAATTACTGCCTTCTGTATTGCGAGCCAATACTAAAATGTTTGATGATTATTGGGATAATCTAGTCAAAAGTAATAATAGTTTTTGTATATTTCCATTCATTGAGTTATTGGTTCAAGATGGATCAACTACGGTTTGTTGTCGAAGTCGCACACAAGTAACAACGTTAGAACAAATAAAAGATTATAAAACCAATGCTGCTTACGAAGTTATTCGCTCAAACATGTTAAATGGCATTCAAGTTCCAGAACACTGTGATTCTTGTTATAGTATAGAACAAAAAGGAATGCAAAGCGCCAGACAACAGGAAACAGTTGAATGGGCAAATCGGCTTAACTTAGATACTGTTGATGATCTAAAATTAATCGACGGTCCGGTGTATTACGAAGTAAGGCCAAGTAACACCTGTAATTTGCAATGTAGAACATGCGGCCCTGTCTATAGCAAACTTTTACAAAAAGAGTATAACGAGTTAGGTCTCCACGACCCCCGGAAACAATATACATACACAGGATTTGAATTTATAGATGCTAATAAAATTAAGAAACTGTATGTTTCCGGTGGCGAACCTACAGCCATGCCCGAGTTTTACGAGTTCTTGCGATCTTGTATCGCTAACAAAAAAACAGATTTTGAATTTTTAGTTAACACAAACGCACACAAAATTAGCAAAACACTATTAACTTTAGGAAAGGAATTTTCAAATTTACAGTACATAGTGAGTATCGATGGATTTGAAAAAGCAAACGATTATACTAGATGGCCGAGCAATTGGAAAAACACAATCGCAAATATTAAGAAGCTAACAGCACAACACAAAGTAACGTTTAATATTACACTTAGTATCTATACCATCTTTAGTTTTTCAAAACTTGTTAAGTTTCTACAGTCTAAATTTCCGGAATCGTTGATACACTGTCAATATGCAGGCGATGGCGTAGCTAGCTACACTCCGTTTATAATAAAGTACACCGACATTCAAATTGAAGAATTATTAACTTTAAAAGAAACAAGCATTTATAAAGGAGATACATTATTTGCGTCGTTTGTTGACAACGTGATTCGGTCAGCTAGAGATTCAGTATTAGATACCGATAGGTTACAAAGATTTTTCAACTTTAACGATAGACTTGATAAGTCTAGATCTGTTATAATTGACAATTATATTTTAGAGTTTAAAGAATTAAGAAGACTAATATGAGTGAATTAAACTTTCCATTTGTTTATTGTAATGGAGATAGCTTCAGTGACGAGAATTACTCTCAGTCGCTGGTAAACGCTACATATGCGCATCACTTAGCAGATAAGCTAAACGGGTTTGCATCTAATAAAGCAAAATCTGGGTCATCTAACAGAAGAATTATACGTACAACAGTACACGATCTATTAGAACATCGGAACTTAAATCCAGATCAAGAAACTTTTGCACTAATAGGATTATCGTATGAGCTAAGATCAGAAATCTGGGTCGACGATTTTTTGCCAACAGCTTACGAGGAATCGCAGTTCATCACACATACGTTCAGTGGCTTAACCGACTGGCACAGTAAACTTTTAAACAATGAAAAAATAACCACTGGACATATTGATCAAATTCCATCGTATATAAACAAGAAATTTTATGAGCAATACTCAAACGGCCGCGCATTTTTTTATAGCCCATACGCAGAACGTATAAATTTACTTTGCGACTTGATAATGCTTGAGTCATTACTGGAAAAACTGAACATTAAGTTTTTGATATTCCAGTCTCCTCCGGCCGAAATACTAGAGCAAGAATATCTGTTAGACTTTTTTAAGAGTCAACTACAATCCGATAAACGAATCTTAGATATTGAAAACTTTAGTTTTGTCCAATGGTGTCATGACAATGGATTTAAAACAATAGATGACAATAACACTGCAATTAGTAATCGACATTACGGCCCAGACGCCCATAAACAATTTGCGGTTGATTTTTTGTTAACGCATTTAAAAGAGACCGGCCAGCTATGAGCGCAGATATTGATATTGACTTTGGTAATAGAGAAGACATTCTCAAACTCATCAAACACGTGCCAGCACGACAACAAGATCGTAAACATAACTCTGGCGTGTACGTAACACCAATTCCTGTTGATCCTGTTAACCGTTGTGCAAGTATTGATTATAGAACCGCTGAAGAGTTAGGTTATTTTAAAATTGACTTTCTTAATGTACACGTATACGAACACATTAAAGACCAAAAACATTATGACGAGTTAATGTCTACAGAACCACCATGGCACAGATTGCACGAAGCAGAATTTGTTGAAAAAATCATACACATCAATAACTATGCAAGCACACTTGCGCAATTAGATGTCAACAGTATTCCCAGATTAGCAATGTTCTTGGCTATGATTCGACCAGGCAAGAAACATCTTATTGGTAAACCCTGGAAGGAAGTTGCAGAAACTATCTGGGATAAAACAGGCGAAGGATATACATTCAAAAAAGCACACGGTGTTGCTTATGCGCATCTTGTGGTGCTACATATGAATATTGTTAATCAACTCGACGAACAAGCGTAATCGATTTGCGCTTTTTACGATTCTTAGTTAGATCGCTCAAACTTGTGACCTGTCCTGAGACAATTTCCAAATTCTTGTTGTTAAACGTTTTTAGATAGGGTTTAAACGCTTCCCATTCGCTTTTTAAGAAGATGTTAATGGGGATGGTGTGATTGCTCTCCCACCACCAAATTTCACCTAATTCCAAAAAGATACGTTTTAATTCTTCTTCATAGATACTACCAAAATCATACATGGTAGTAACCGCAGCGTCTTGATTTAGTATAATTCCAACGTGTTCGTTTTCTGCGTACCGAACTATGCTTAGGAACGGGTACTTGTCTGTGATCTTTTCGAATAGTTCGGTATCCATAAATAGTGTAAAGGGCTCTCTTTGTATGTATTCAACTTTAGCATATTTATATCAGCAAACCCAGGTGGTGTTGTTATTGGACAACACCGGAGCCTATCACAATGTGAGGTGGGAACCAGTGTATAGTAAAAATTTAAAAGCGTCAAAAGGCGTAGACAATGTTATCTTGTTTAGATTTCTAAACCAGGATCAAAAGCCTGTGGATATCACCGGCTTAACGTTTACTTGTAGAGTAATGAGCAGAGATGGTACAGAGTTACTGTTTGCGAGAGACCTAGAAACAGTTAGCGCCACCAAAGGACAGGCAAAACTTACTATCACATCTAACACACTAGATAATGTGCAGTCACAGTTAGCAAACTACTCGATCACAGTTGATCGTGGTAGTTTAACCGAACCTGTGTATGTGGATGATCATGCAGGTGCACGTGGCGTATTATACATTGCTGATGCTACTCACCCAGAATACACTGAAAGCACCTCAGTAACTGTTGCTGCTAATCCAGGTGACAGCACAGTGGTGTACAGTTCAGAATGGGCACCAGAACACTACCTTCAAACAATTCAATATAACTTAAATCAATTTGAAGGTACTATTACTGTTGAATCTAGCCTAAACGGCGAAGCACCCTGGTATGAATTAGAATCAATTCAATACGATTCTGGTGCAGTAACAGCAGCAAAATACATGAACGTAGAAGGATTGTACGGGAAAATGCGTCTAACTGTTGAGTACACACAAGGCAGCATTGACCAAATATTGGTACGATAAATATAGATATGGCACAAATTACATCACAACTATTAGCATCACAACAAGTTCACCCTAGTGATAGCTCTACACAAACCTATACTGGCGATGCAGTGAAAGCAAACGGCTACTATGGCAACGCAGATGGCAAGCACACCGTACAGTTTAGCTTAACTGGCTTTATTGGCAAAGTACGTATTGAAGCAACATTAGCAACCACACCTACCTCAAGTGATTGGTGTACAGTTGAACTTGGTAACTCAGTATCCACAATGGACACAACAGGTGCTATTACAGCAGCCAATATTACATACTTAGAATACGATACAGTAACCACCACAAACATTAGCTACAACTTTACCGGTAACTTTGTGTGGGTTAGAGCATACGTTTATGACTGGACAGATGGCACAGTCAACAGCATCAGGGTTAACTACTAATGGCAAAGCAAACGATTAATTTAGGATCAGGTGATTCCAGAGGCGATGGCGAAAGCATTCGCACAGCATTTGACAAATGTAACGATAACTTTGATGAGTTATACACTGCCGTTGCTAATATCACAATCCCAACAGTGCCTACAGATATTAGCGAACTAACTGACACAACTAACTTGCTAACGTCGGGCAGTTACAATGACTTAACTGATAAGCCTACTATTCCAACAGTGCCTACTACAGTAAGTTCATTTACAAACGACTCGGGTTATATCACTGGTTACACTGTAACGGAAAGCGATGTTACCGCACATCAAGCAGCACTTACTATTACAGAATCGCAGATTAGTGACTTGACTCACTTTTCAGGCAGTTATAATGACTTAACTGACAAACCTGATCTGACAGATTATGCAACAATAGCACAAGGTGTTCAAGGCGCCGCGGCGTTTAGTTGGGGCGATCATTCAACCGCCGGTTACCTAAGAAGTGTAAGTGAAGCCGCAGTAACAGCACACCAAGCAGCATTAACTATTACAGAATCGCAGATTAGTGACTTGACTCACTTTTCAGGCAGCTACACAGATTTAACTAACAAGCCTACTATCCCAAGTGACATTGGTGACTTAACAGATACAGGCAGTCTGCTAACTAGTGGAACGCCACTAACACAAATTAAAACAGAAACCGGCGATTATACTCTTACTAGCAATGATCACGGTTATTATATTAGAATGAACAATAGCGGAAATGCTACAGTAACACTAGTTGCTGACAGTGTTGAGGCTATCCCAGTAGGAACTACCATTGTTGTTGGTAGAACTACTGCTAACTCAGTTGAGTTTGCTGCTGGCGCAGGTGCGACAGTTTATAGTCCGGCTAGTTTAGTAATTGCTGAACAATGGGCAAAGGT